AGTCTGGGGCAGAACCAGTACAGATCGCTCCTCATTGACACTGCCACTCTCAAGGGCAATGGCAACCACAGGCTGACCGGCTACGGCTGTTACGAGGTGGCCGTTTGCATCGCAAGCCAGGTCATCGTTTGCGGTGACTGATCCGCCGTAGACTGCGGGACTGATGCCGAGATACATAGCAGAGCCGACTTCTCCGGTATTGGGCTCATCCTGCAGGATGCCAACGCATCTAGCCCCGGCAGTTCCCTTTACGAACTGGCCGGTGGTGTCGAGCTTCACAGCGTGGTAAATGGCGGCCCTCAGATCCTCACCCGCGAGCCTGGAGAACTTTTTGCCTCCCGATTCGGTAGCCATCTAAACCGCTCCTGCGGCTGCTTCTCTCTCAGCCTCGTATTGCTCGTACATCTCAGGATGAATTTCGAGAACCTTGTCAATGGCCTCCTCAAGCTCCATCGGCTCAGCGCTCTTCTGGACAAGTCCTTTGGCCATTGTGAGGATCTTCTGGTAGGTCGAGCCACCGTGCCCCTCATGAGCTGTGCCCATTGACTCCCAGGCTGCCGACTTCTCTATGATGCGGTCTGCAGCTATCAGAGCCTTGTAGAGTTCCTCGAACTGCTCAGGATGAGCCTCGCCCATGACCATCATATCGTCGGCCATCTTCGCAATCGAGATGCCCGGAATGTGAGTTAGGCCCTCGGCCTTGGTCATGTACTCTTTCTTGAGAGCTGTAACCTTCAGCTCCTTGGCGAGCTTGGTAGCCTCTTGAGCCTCGGCTTTTCTGGCTACATTCTCCTGGATCAGACCTTTGAACAGTTCCTGGGCTGCCGGGTCCATCTTCTCGATCATCTTGAGAGTCTTTTTGCTTGGATACCCGTATGTGCCGTCTCCTGAGCCGTCGCCTGTGCCATCCCCACCGCAGCCATCGCCAGCTCCCTCATCTGGATCTCCGTTATCTCCCTGGCCGCCGCTTCCGTCTCCGCCTTGTCCTGCCTTGTCCGTCTTCTTGGGCTGTGGCTCAGGATAACCGCAAGCCTTGGACATCAGGCTTAGGGTGCTCTCTGGCAGCTTGTCCTTGAAACTCTTCAAGAACTTGCCCACAACTACCAGGGCCTCCCCAGCCTCCCCCTCGATCTTGTTTTCCTTGAGGAACTTATCAAGTTCCGGGTCTTCGGTCTCCAAGATCGACTTAAAGAGATCTTCTTTCATACCTTTCACCAGTAGGTACTCCTTCCGATTCGCGCCCCTCGGCACGTAGGAAATTTCCATTATGTCATGTACTATCAGGTCGTGTTCGCTTGCTCCTGTCAATACGAACGCCCCACACGCCAATTGAGAACGCCTTGTAAATCCCGGCCTTGATTTTTCCCCACACTTCATCATCAAGGACCTTGACGCAAATTACCCAGGACCCGACCTTGACCAACTGACCTTCAATCCAGGTGTCAGCTTCGATAATCCAGGATCGGATTAGCTGAGTGGCAACTTTGCGACGGGTGTGCAAGTCGTGGAACTCCCGGACGTACTTCTCGAAGTTGTACGCCATCCTAGCGATCTCCTGTTTGCTCAGGACATCGCCATGTGCATCAACTGTGTCCGGTTCGCTCACTACGCCAAAAACAAGCCTTTTATCTGCATCGGCTTTTAGAATCGCGGCGTATCTCTGTTTTTTGTATGGACATTTCTGAATATTTAAGAGCTTCGGAATTTGGCCCGGAGTCTTTGCCCACACTAGATACTCCTGGGCTTTGTCCCTCAGCTCTTGGGCTACATCTTCAATCTTATGAGAGGCGGTGTATGGCTCTTGAGATTCCGGCCTGTTGATGAGCCAGACACGTTTTGTCGAAGCTTGCGCTTCTCCTCCTCCAGGCTTTGCCTTCCGGTCTCCTATTGGAGCAAACTGCATCATAAGGCGACCTTTCAGCTTTTGGCCATGCATGAATATCTCTTGGCCATGCTGCCGGGCATAACTGAAATCGTACTCGCCAGAATCAAGCTGGAAGAACTTTGAATACTTCTGGGACGTGGAGCCGACATCGTCAGGTTCTGAGATGTAAGGTTGATCCTTTGCTATGTCCAGCCAGACGTGAGGCTGACGAAGTTTGAACGCTCCTTGCAGGCTGTCAGTGGGAGGGAGGTGTAAAATCCTGGCCTCGCCTTTCCCCTGGGAATTTATCTCTTTCGTGGATCCCTCGAAAATCGTAAATCCCCATAATGTGCTTTTGTCGATTTCCAACCGGAGATCGCAATGCACTGAGTGATCAGTTTTAAGAAGCTCTTCGTGGCTTAGACCTAGCTCCTCTTTGCTCAGTCCTCGCCAGTGAGCCTGCAGAACGAACCGGCCCTTTCCTGACTTCGGGTACATCTCCTGCCAGATCCGCTCGTATTCCCTGGCCGCAATGTCCGAGCGGGTATCTATGCCGTCATCGGCTGACCCGGCCTTGACCTTGGCCATGATCTTCTTGATCTTCCGGGCTACCTCACCGCTGTTCTTGTAGCGGTAAACGGCATCGGGATGAGGCATGTAGGCGTCTGCCAGGTCGTACAGAGCTTCGTTCGCCTGCTTGCCGAGGGCTACAATGACCTTTGGGTTGATCCTGTCTAGCTCTTTCATGAGCCAGGGCGTCCAGGCTTCAACTTCCATGTCTGAGGGCGGCCTGGGATGACCTTTCTCGTAATAGATCTGGGGTACGAGGTATGTTATGGCCACGTCCTCTTTCGTGAGACCTATAGGATCAAGGTAAAGGCTCTTGAATGTCTCTCCTGGAGGGCCTACCATTGGCTCGCGTCTGGCTCTCTCGGTCTCGCTAGGGCTTGATGCGATAAAGGCAATCTGGGCACCCGTAGTTCCCCAGCTTTCGACTTCCTCTTTTTGAACCTCGACCTTCAGAACGTGGCCTCTTTGGGCCAGCTCCACCGCCTGACTGACTGAATAGGCGTCCCTCGAAGCGTCAGGACCTGCTACTGTTGGTTTGCCCCACGAAATTCTGACCTCCCCTTTGCCTTTATTGAGAATTAGCAACTCCTCTATGCGAACGTTGAGCGTAGCCCCAGGCTGAGAATGCAATTGCGTTACAAATGTACTGCCGAGAGCCAGGTAGTCCTTGCCATCAATAGAACGCACTTGCGTTCTGTCTCCAATCACTGGAGGGTCTTTCAGTCCGCAGAGGTAGGAGAAGCCGTTTTTCTTTTCCTGGACCTCCAGGACCTGCACCTTAATCTCGAAAATTGTCTTATACTTTGCCCAATCGTCCGAGCCGCCAGGGTGATAAGGCTTGGTCAAATCCTTGACCACTAGCCCTTCGCTGGCATACTGAGAAGCAGCCCAACGCCCTATGATTTCCAGCTCCTTCTCCGTCTCGAACCTCCGAGGCTCAGAGAGCCGGAAGAAAGGCGACTTAAGCGCATCCACCACGCCCTTTAGAGCCTGTTGCCGCTCGACAAGTGGCCGAGTGCTGATATCCTCGTCCAGGTTCAAGCAATCGAAGACAGCATAGAGAGGTTCAAAACCTGGCTCGCCAGTGAGCATTTCAAGAAGCTGAGTCCTCGGCACGATTCGGTCAGCTCCGAAGGTCGCCAGCATTTCGCCATCGAGAATTAAGGACTTATAGGGCAGCTTCTTGATGGTCTCGACTATGCCGGGGAGATGGCTTGCTCTGTCCTCGGCTGAATCCTCGAACCAGGCCGAGACAGAATCCCCGTCTTTGGTCAGGATGCACCTGAAGCCATCGAACTTGATTTCTCCTGCAAGTTGTGCGCCTGCTGCTATCTTCTTCTGACACCAAGGCCACAGCTCCGAGGTCGAGAAGAACTCAGTAAAACCGGCCATGAGAGGCTTTTCTGGTGCGAAATGATCCCCAGGTGCCAGCGCCTTGACGATCTGCCTTGCCATTGGCTCTCGACGAAGCACCAGAGAATAGAGCGGTACATGATCCGCATGGGGTCCTTGCGGGTTGTCGATGAAATGAAGGGCCTTGGCCTTCTGCGAGTCGAGAACCTTCCTCAAGGGCAGCCATACATTTTCTGCCTGGACTAGGAAGTTCTCGCCTATGTCGTCCCTCTTGGCTCTCAGGAGCACGTCTACATCCTTCGGGTTGGGTTTGGAGACTGCTGAGCCTACCAGGGAGGCGAAGTTCTGGACCAGGACTACCTCCGAGGGCAGAGTATCCAGGGCCTCGATTATGTTGAAGGGTATGCCTTTATGGAGTTCCAGACTCGTTAAGGCTTGGGCGAGAGGCTTTGCGGGGTCGATCTCCCAGCTCCGGCGTTTGTACTCCTCGATGACGAAGACTGCCGCGTTCACTATGTTCTCTACTGCCTTGCCTTTGGCCTTGGCAGCTCCGTACCACTGAGAGAGGCGAAGCCAGGCAATATGTACCTCATCATCCGGGGCACTTGCCAGCTTTTCAGGCGTCATGTCGGCTAGTTTCAAGCCTCAGCCTCCTCTCCTCCCTTCTGGACTTGGCCATCTGCGTTCTGATCAGATTGCGTTTGCGTTCCCTGGCTATCTGCTGGTACTGCTGCCTGTTTCCTCAACGGGAGGTCTGCCTTGCCTCGGATGTAGTTCTCAAGTTCAAGGTCATTCTTGAGCCAGTCAACTTTGTAGCCTAGTTTCTGCAGGTACGTAGCCAAAGTATCCAGGTTGGGAACTTCGACATGACCATGAGCTACCATGGGCAGCTTTTCCAGGTCCTCGAAGATTGCAGGGTTGAACTCTGCCAGCTCGAAAACGGCATCCGTGTTGATGACCGCTACTATGTTATCGCATAGCGCCGCAATCGACTGGGCGAAGAGCCTTGCCTTTGTCTCGCTGAGAGCATAGGAACCCTGGCGGCCACTACCGAGGAGCAGGAAGTCTCCCATGATGGCGGTAGCCATTGCAGTAGCGTAGCGCATGATGATTAGATTCGTGTTAAACTGGCGCATCCCTGACGATGCCAAGAGCTTAAGCTCATACATCCGGTTCCCGTTGGCATCGCACTCAGAGGAGAGCATTAGGCCCTCGGCTTCATCCCGCCTGATGTTGGTTATGAGTTCGAGGTATTCATTGTGGGCGACCATGAGTTCATCGTAGTTCTCAGCGTCCGGGTCCGGGTCTGCGATCTCTGCAGGAACGTAAAGGACCGGGTAGCCTGCAAGATCCCTCTCTAGGCCCATTGCCTCGACGTTCTCAATCTGGTTCTTGAAGTACCAAGCACGGTGAGCCGTGCGGAGGAACGAAACGCCCTCCGGGTTGCTCTTGAGGGAGGTAGTCTTGAAGTGCAGGCTCTTGGATCGAGGGATGTAGTGCTCTTGATAATCGGGCGGCCCCATCTGGACTATGCCTTTGAGTTCGTCCGAGTTCTCCTTGTAGTCCCACGAAAAGAGAGTCGTCTGAGCCCTCGGAGCCCAATTAGCCCAGCCTACATGTCCGTCGCTGTACTGGCTCTTGAACCTGGGATCTTTCGAACGAGGCCCTTTGCGGAGTTTGAAAACCTTCTCCATCCAAGACCAGCCATGAGTTACCATTGTTAGGATCTCAGACAGGACCATAGGCCAGGGTGTGGCCATGTCATACATGCAGGACTGCAAGTATGTGGCTGCGTTCAGGTCTTTCTTGCCCTCTCCACCTGGTATGGCATACCAAGGAACCTGAGTGCTGAGCATGTTGATGGCGAACAGTTCACCGCCAATGATGGCGTCGTTCGTGGCCATTCTGTTGTATGTCTCAGCGGCCTTGCTTCCCTGAAGTGATGGCTCCCACTCCTCAGAGACTATGCCACCGTAACGGTTCAGACCGGTTCTGCCAGCCTCTCCAAAGTTCAACTTTATCTTGGACGACTTGGCATGTTCACTAAAAGCATATTTTTTCAAGAAATACCCCCCGCCCCTCTCCATTTAGACTTGTGCTTGACCTGTGCTGGTTTTGCGACCTTAGTCCTTGGACTGAATCTGTTCAGAAGTTCGACAGCTCCACAAAC